TTAGATGGCATTGGCAATCATAGAATCGTTTGCATCTGAAGCATGCCCCGACTTGTCCTGTTTGAGCTGTGCAATCACTTGTTTAAGTGTTCCTATTTCTTCTGCTTGTTCTTTTATTGTTATCTGCTGTTCTTTTATAGTAGATAGAAGTTTATCAAATATTTCAGGAGAAAGACCTTGGTTATTACCGAATCTTTCATCGTCTTTATTTTTAGAAGCATAGTTCGTGTGCATGTGCTCTACTGATGTTGACAGGTTCGTTTTTCTCATTTCTCCCTTACCTGTTAAAAGCCATTCGCAATTTATTGCGAATTTATTAGCGATAGCAGCTAACACATCAAACCTTGGTTGTGTACCAGCTATATAACTTCTAATATTGGATTCATTGATCCCAATAGCCTTAGCAAAAGGCAGGTTCTTTCCATCACAAAATTCTGTGATCAACATCTGTATTCTTTCTGAAATAGCTGATTTTTTCTCCATAATCGCATTATATTGCTAATTTAATCGCATTTTATTGCGCAAAATCTTGCGAGTGTCGCAATAATATACTATGTTTGCAGCGTATTCAAAATGTGAACGCCGCCTCAAAGCTACAAAAAAGGCTTGATGTGACAATGAGAAATATAATAAAGAAGAAAATGAAAGCATTAAAAGTTACCGTCGATTGGGCAGAAGCAGATCTGTTTGCTGCCACTCTTAAAGAGTTGAATGATGACGAAAGCATTTTCGCTTATCAGGTTGATGCGCTGACCGGCATCGTGGTCTGCGAGAACGAGTGCGGCCTGGCTTATTGCCGTTCCTGCTTTGATTACCGGGGCACTCCTACGATAGAAGAGCTTAAATAGATTTCCGGACGGTTAGTTCAGTCGGTAGAACACGCCAGACTCCTTAAGGGAGAGGCCATGGTCCGCGGTTCGAGTCCGCGACCGTCCCCAACAATAATCACTTTATCAAATTATGAAAGAGCGAATAGTAACAGAACGGGGCGAGATCACCAAGTTGTCCGTCCTCATGGGCTGTACCCGTGAAATGGTAAGTCATTCCCTTGCTTTCCGCAAGAACAGCAAGTTAGCGCGTTCCATCCGCAAGCTCGCGCTCGACCGTGGTGGTATCAAGGTGGGCGGTGCCCCTAAAAATACGGACGGCCATGAAGAATGACCTGTTAGACATATTCGGTGACGAGCTGCGCAAGTTCGCCGGTCTGAGCCGTAAGCAGTGCCTTTGCGTGCTCTACTTCTGTCTGAGTTTTGCAGCTCTGCTTACTGTCTTTTTCATCCATCCGTTGCCGGAGCTTTTCCTGGTGCTGAACTTCGGGAACTCCGTGCGGTTGCTGAAGAAGCATGTCCCGCTGGGTGATTTGGAGAACTGATAATCTGAAAGGAAGATGGAATATGTAGACAATATACTATGCGTAACCCGCGAAGAGCTTACATCAGGAGATGATCCAGTGATAAAAGCTACTACCTTGCGGCAAAATGTAGCCCGGAAACACATCGAATGCGTCAACCGTGGCGGTGGTGAAGGCAACGTAGCCCTGTATTCTTATTCCTCCCTTCCCGAGAAGTACAAGAAACGTTGGGTTGAACGCCATGGCGAGCCCGAGAAACAGATGCGAGAAGAAATTATCCGTAACATAGTGAAGAGAGACGAAAAGGCCGAGAACTTTTTCGAGGAGTACCGTTATGACAAGAACGGTGAGCTGGTCGCCCTTCCCGAGGATGTGAAGAAGGAATACACCTGGAACGCTTCGGTACTGAACGCGCTGATGGAAGAGTTCAAACGTTTGAGTTCATCCAATAACAAGCTGACCGGTTTCCGCCGCAACCTTTGGGAGCTTCTGCTTGTCACAAGTGAGGAGTGGCGTCCGGTGTACGGGCATAGCCTTCCGGGAAGTGTGGGCCGGTTGAAGGCCCTGATAAACAAGTTCCGCCCCGACAACTACAGTGTACTTGTGAGCGGCAAATACGGAAACAGCAACACCCTGAAAATAGATGAGGAACCCGGGCGTTTCCTTGTCGCCTTGAAACGCAGCCGTGTTCCGGTCTATACCGACATGCAGATTTTCGAGGAATACAACCGGGTAGCCCCCGCACGCGGGTGGAAGGCCCTGAAAAGCCCGCGCAGTCTCCGTTCATGGTTCAGCAGTCCCCGCATAGAGCCTTTATGGTATGATGCGGTTTACGGTGAAATGAAGGCCCACCAGCGTTACGGCCGCAAGCATAAGACCGAACTCCCCAGCCGCCGTGACAGCCTGTGGTACGGTGACGGTACCAAACTGAACCTTTATTACCGGGATGAGGGCGGCAAGGTCCGCACCATCGGGGTGTACGAGGTCATGGATGCCTACAGTGAAGTCCTGCTCGGCTTCCATATCAGCGAGAACGAGGATTATGAGGCGCAGTACCATGCTTACCGCATGGCGCTCCAGACAAGCGGGCACAAGCCTTACGAGCTGGTCCATGACAACCAGGGCGGTCATAAGAAGCTTGAACGTGTCTCCGACGGTCTGCTTGACAAGATCAGCCATATCCACCGTCCCACCGCCCCTTACAGCGGGCAGTCCAAGACGATAGAATCCGCTTTCGGGCGTTTTCAGAGCCAGGTCCTGCACAAATACTGGGGCTTTACCGGACAGAATATCACTGCCAGAAAAGATTCCAGCCGTCCGAACCTTGAGTTCATCGAGGCCAACAGGGACCGGCTCTATACTCTCGACGAGCTGAAGGCAAAATATGTCGAGGCACGCCGGGAGTGGAACGAAATGAAGCATCCTGTTACCGGCATCCCCCGGATAGAGATGTACGATACAAGTGTAAACGAGGACACGGAAGCGGTGACCGCCCGTGACATGGTGGACATCTTCTGGGTTATGACCTCCCGGCCGAGCACTTTCACCTCTGCCGGCATAGAGTTCACTGTCGGCGGCAGGCCGCGCACCTACGAGGTCTATTCCTCCCCCGGTGTTCCTGACCATGAGTGGCGTCGCCGTAATACCTACAGGCAGTTCTATGTCAAGTATGACCCTTATGATTTCAGCAGCGTCCGGCTGTACTGGAAAGACAAGGGCGGTGCTCTCCGCTTCGAACGCGTTGCCGAACCGTACATGGTGGTTCATCGCGCAATCCAGGACCAGACCGAGGGTGAGGCGGCGTTCATACGCCGGGAACAGGAGGCCAACGTCCATGACCGCATCGAACGTCAGGTCGCAGCCAAGTCCATCGAATACGAGCATGGGGTTGCGCCTGAACAGCACGGGCTGCGCAGCCCCAACCTGAAAGGTGTCACGGCCGAGGTGCAGCGCCAGATAGACCGCCGCACAAAGAAATACAGCCGGCCTCCGGAAGAGGTTGTCCTGGGACGTTCCACAAAGGTAATCAGTAACATTACCTGGGACCAGCTCGGGAAGAAGGAAGTGAGTGTGCGCAAAGTGGTAGGAAAATTATAGCAGGAAATTTTAAATAAGAAAAATATGAGTGAATTGAAAAGAGAAGACAAGGATGCCATCAGCGAGAGTCTGAGGGCTTATGTGGCAAAATATCCGAGCCAGACCAAAGCGGCCGGCAGCCTTAAGAACACAAGTGTCGGAACGGTGAGCAACATTCTGAACGGACGTTATGAGAATATCAGCGATGAGATGTTCCGCAATATAGCCTCACAGGTCGGGAGCGTCAATCCTACCGGCTGGCAGATTGTAGAGACCGGTGCCTATCAGGAGATCACCGGAGTGCTTGCCGATGCGCAGCGCTGGCGCAATGTCACCTGGGTGACGGGGGAAGCCGGTTGCGGCAAGAGTACCGCCGCCCGCAGTTATCTTCAGGAACACAGGGAAGTTTTCTATATCCTTTGTTCCGAGGACATGAAAAAAGGTGATTTCGTCCGTGAGATAGCCCGCACGGTCGGCATACGCACGGAGGGCTGCAATATCCGTGAGGTCTGGAGCCTTATCCTTGACGACATTATCCAGATGGACGCTCCGCTCCTTGTATTTGACGAAGCCGACAAGCTTACCGAACCGGTATTCCACTACTTTATCAGCCTGTACAACAAGCTGGAGGAAAAATGCGGCGTGGTCTTCCTGAGTACCGACTATATAGCCAAGCGCATCAGCAACGGGCTTAAATACCAGAAACCGGGTTACAAGGAATTTTACAGCCGTATCGGACGTAAGTTCTATGCACTGGAGCCCACTGACGAGCGGGATGTGTACGCCATCTGTTCGGCCAACGGGGTGACTGACAGGAAAGGCATCGATTATGTCATGAAAGAGGCTTCCGCCTGTGACTTTGACCTGCGCCGCGTCAAGAAATCCATTCATAAGGTAAAACGGATGACGGGGGAATGACCCCCGTTCAAATGCCGTTCAAACGTAATTTTAAGGATATGGAAAATAAATTTGAATACCTGAAAATCGACGGCCGCGACCAGCTTCCCGCTCCCTGGAGCGATTATCCAGTCTTGACTGAATATGAGACGGTGACCGTTTACCGGAATGGTCGCGACTACCTGGACGCCCTTGTGGGACAGCAGGACGGCTGGTGGGTTGCCGGTGTACACATGCAGGTGAACAGTTCCGGTGCCGGTTTCAATCCGGGACGTAAATGGGGACAGTTCTCCACCCGTGAGAATGCCCTTCTGTGGGCACTCGGCTGGATGCTCTGCCATAAGAAGATGCGGGGTGCTGCACGGCAGGCCGTGCTTGACCGAATTGACAATATCCGGCAATTAAAACTGTTTTGACCATGGAAGAAGAGAAAAAGAATAATAAAAAGGCCGGCATGAGGCGTGCCTTGAATGTCAGGGACATTCTGAACAAGAAGTATGACGTGTTTCCTTTCGAGGGGAAATGGAAGGATGCCTTCGACACTCCGGAAGTCCGGGGCTGCTGGTTCGTGTGGGGCAACAGCGGTAACGGCAAGACCTCTTTCGTGATGCAGCTCTGCAAGGAACTCTGCAAGTATGACCGTGTGGCGTTCAACTCCCTGGAGGAAGGTACTTCTCTGACAGTCCAGAACAACCTGCGACGCTTTGGTATGGCCGAGGTGAGCCGCCACCTGGCGTTCATCAAGGAGGACATCCCTACTTTGAAGCTCAGGCTTCGCCGCCATAAAAGCTTTAACATCGTGATCATTGACAGCTTCCAATACACACAGATGACGTACCGTGACTATATCCAGTTGAAGGAGGAGTTTCCGGACAAGCTGTTTGTTTTCATCAGCCATGCCCGCGGCAAGAATCCTAAAGGTGATGCGGCCACGAGCGTGATGTATGATGCCGACCTGAAGATATGGGTGGAAGGCTACGTCGCCTTCAGTAAGGGACGTTATCAGGGTTCCACTGGTGAATACACGATCTGGGAGAAGGGCGCCTATGACTACTGGAATGTGGCTGGACCGAAACAGAAAGGAGGCCAGGCATGAGCAGGATAAAGAAACAGCTGGAGATTTGTCCTCCCGCCTATATATGTAAGGGGTCTAACCGTGAGAACTTCGTCAGTACCGGTCACAAGTGCGGTTACTGCAAGGGCAACGGCTGGTTCTGGGGAACGGAGAAGGGCAGCCGCGAGGACGTGCATGTGCCCTGCCCGGTGTGTGGCGGCAGCGGTGAGCTGGATGCGATTATAACAGTGGACTGGAAACCTTCAAACAAGTGAACCATGAGAAAGGAATATTATAGAATAGAAAGGAATCAAATGGAATTAAAAGAATTGACATTAAAGATATGTGACATCTTCGGATGTAGCAGCATTACTACACTGCCTGATAAGGTTATGTTTGCTTTGTTTTCTCAGAATCCCACTTTGTATTTTGAGAAGTACAAAGAGTTATGCCCTGATTTGACTGTAGATTGGATGCAAAGGGTATATCAGTTCTACCACGCAGACAGAAAGGAAAAGAAACAAGATTATACACCTGTATCTCTTTCTAAGCTGGTTGCTTTTCTTAGCTATACACCATGCGAGAAAGTTGTGTACGATTGTTGCGCTGGTTCCGGTTCTCTGACTATTCAAAAGTGGTGCACTAATCCGGATTTAAAGTTTGTTTGCGAAGAATTGGATACGAATGTATTGCCTATCCTTCTGTTTAATCTTTGTATTCGCAATATTGATGCGACAGTGGTAAACAAGAATATTCTCACTGGTGATATTATCGGTTCATATAAGGTAATCAGAGGTTCAATATATGGAATTATACAGCGTCCGATGTTTCCGGAAACAGAATTTCTAAAAGCTGATGTAGGCATTTCCAACCCGCCATTTAATTTAAAAGTTCCTGTATCTGAAGAAATAATCAAAGCTTTACCTCAGAAATACACTTGTAATTTTGCTTTCGTGGCGCATTGCCTGCAAAGGAGTGAAAGATGTGCGTTGATTCTTCCCAGAGGTGTGCTTACAAGCAAAGAAGAGAAAGAGTGCAGGAGATACTTTATTGAGAAGGGATGGCTGCAAGCTGCTATTTCTTTGCCGGAAAAGATGTTTGAGTCTACCTCTGTAGCGACTTGCATACTTTTGTTTGATAAGAAGAAAACGAGTAAAGATGTGATGCTGATTAATGCGGAGGGAATGAAATCTGTTGAAGTAAGAGAACAACGTGGAGAAGGTGGCGCTTCTTATTACAACCGCATCTATAAAAAGGAATTTAATACTTTTTCAGATGAACAGATTGCTGCTATATGCGAACTTACAGTAAAAGAACAGGATTCATTCTCTAAAAGGCTTTCAATCGAAGAACTGGAGCAAAAGGGATACAATCTTACTATTGGCTCATATCTGCCGATAGAATTAAAAGGAACTATTCATCGAGACTTCAACGCTATAATATCAGATATTAACCGTGTCATCAGAGAACGTAATGTTATTAAGGTGACAGTTAATAAGGTATGGGCTGAACGTCTTGGACTTACAGAAATTATAAAAGATTGCGAATCATCCAATGAAGTAGTGAAAGCTATGAATGAAAGTTTTGCATCATTCAAGAATTACGAAGTAAAAGAGAAAATTATTGAGAATAAGTATATTCAATCTTCCAATAGTAAAGTATTTTGTATTGAGAATACTGATAAGGAAATATTGTCAAGCATCATGCCTTTCTTTATGAATATGTATAAGCAGCATATTTATTACCTAAATAATGAAGAGAATAGGCTTCTTTCCGAACTTAGAGATTCGATGCTGCCGCTTCTTATGAATGGAGAATTAACTTTTAAAGATTAGCGTAAAACAAGGTATGCGATTATAACAGTGGATTGGAAACCTTCAAATATATAAATTATGGGAAAGAAGAAAGTTATAGAAAATTGTGTGGGTACCGTTAGTGTTTCCACCAGGATTCAGAACGGTGCCGTAACGACCACTTACCAGTTCAAGGCCGGTTTTGCTGCTCACGGCTGGACTGATAAAAGGGCTAAGGACATTATCCGGGAAATGAAGTCCGGTGTGAAAAATATGATTTTTGCGGATAAAGAACATTTTGGTATCACTGATACGTCCAAAGTGACATTTTACGGTGGTGTCAAAGTTCTTGAGTGCGATTATATTCTTGAAAAATAACATATTATCAACCATTAAAATTTAACTGAAATGATTACAGAAAAACAGAAAGAGGCAGTAAAGGAACTCTGCCAATACGTGGATAACTTTTGTAAGGAAAATAATCTTAATGCCTTTATGAGCGTTGCGGCAAGTGAGGACCAACCGGACGGGCTTGAGCTGGTAGCCGGCTCAATCATTACCGGCAAGCCTGAACATATTGTCGGCTCTATTTCCGGGGTTGTCAAAGCGAATAAGAATGCCTATACGCTGCTTTCCGTGGCACTCATGCAGGCCTACAAGAGAAAGGCTGACATCAATGCCGTCCCGTTCAGTGGGGATTTGAATATGAACTGATGAATGACTATAAATGAACACGAGTGAGAACCTGCACCAGCTCGGCCTTCCGATAGAGAGGTTGAGCAGCGTCCTTCTGAACTGGACGTGTTTTGAGCCGCGTCGTCAGATGCTAATCAGTGCCTCCACAAAGACGGAGGGCTGGGCGATTGTCGAGACGCGGGATTCGCAGCTGGCCGCCGCCATCCTGAAGGATGTCCCTGAGGCCCGTCTGAGGGAACTTGAGAAACCTGTAGTTACGATAGCATTATGAGCAACATATTCAAGAAATTCGAGGGCCTGAAGGTCCGTGTCCAGATCGTGAACGGTTTCGGTCTTCCGGTTGACCGCCACGGTTATGTGGAAGTTGAGGAGAACTGGGCCTATCTTTACGAGAAAGGCCAGAAGGGGAACAGATACATTATGGCGATCAACACCACCAGGAACAGTGTGGTGTCGGTTGAAGTTATTAACCAGTAAACGGCATAGTTATGAAGCATGCGATTCTGACAAAGAAGTCTTATACGGCTCTTGACCCCGAACCGGTCCGGATCACTGAAGTCCGTGTTATCGGAATATTGGTTTATCGTAAGAAGGACTACGTCCGTTTTTGTAGTCCTCCCCATAAAGAAGCCGGTTAATCCTTTTGCAGGTGCACCGTGATGACCAGGTCGGTAGGGGCCGATATTCCGTTAGGACCATAGGTATTGACAAACATTTGTTTGATAGTCCACCCTTCTGCAAGATGTTTTTCAATTTCCGGGAAAGGAAGCAGTGCCGTGGTTCGTTTTGGATCGTAATCACCGACAGTCATCGGCGATTTTTCAGAGATTACTTTTTCCATATTTGTAAATTTGAGTTAGACGGCTACAAAAGTAGCAACCTGTCCCGGTTCGCGATGAATAGGGGCAGTCATTTAAAATAATTTAAAACAGCAAGTACCATGCAGATAGACATCAACACCCGTAAGCAGTTAAACAAGCCCGAAAATTATGCGGCGTTTTACAGTCTTTTGAACCGCCTTCCGACATCGGATCGTGAGGCACTGAAGGAAAGCATCGTTTCCCAGTACACGGAGGGACGTACCACGAGCCTGCGTGACATGACGCTGAAGGAATACAGTGCCGCTGTGTCTGCCATGCAGAAGTTGGTGCCACCCACTTACCGTGAGGAGCTCCGGAAGATTCTCCGTCAGAAGCGTTCGGCGGTGCTTCACCAGATGCAGCTGCTGGGCATCGACACGGCCGACTGGGATCGGGTGAACGCTTTCTGCCGGGACAGCCGTATCGCCGGCATGGAGTTCCGAGAACTTGACTGTGAGGCGTTGGACACGTTACAGGTGAAGCTACGTGCCATCCGCCGCAAATGTGAGAATAAACAACAGTAACAACCATTTAATTTTTTAGTTATGGACTTGAAAGAACAGTTAAAGAGCTTGTCCGCACAGGACAGAAAAGAATTGCTGAAACAGCTCCAGCAGGAAGAGAAGGAAAACAAGCGTAACCGGCGCGATGCCTATGAGGGTCTCCGTGCGCAGTTCATGCTTGAAGTGAAGAACAGGCTGTTTCCGGTCGTGGATGACGTGAAAGCCTTCCGTGACTGGGTAGAGAAGGAAGCCGCCTCTTTCCGCGACCTGATGCGTGACTACGGCCAGCTCCGCAAGGATGACCAGGCGAGTTTCACCATCGTGGACGGTGACATGAAGCTGGAAGTGAGGAGTAACAAGGTGAAGAGCTTCGATGAACGTGCCAACCTCGCCGCCGAACGTCTGGTGGATTACCTGAAGCGCTACGCCATGAGCCGGGAACTTGGCACCGATGACCCGATGTACCAGCTCGGCATGACCATGATCGAGCGTAACCGCCAGGGTGATCTGGACTACAAGTCGGTGAGCAAGCTGTACGAACTTGAGGACCGTTTCGACAGCGAATACACCGAAATCATGGACCTCTTCCGTGAGAGCAATGTGGTGTACAAGACTGCGGTGAACTACTATTTCCACAAGCGTGACGAGAATGGTGTCTGGCGCCGTATCGAACCTTCATTCTGTCGTTTGTGATATGGAAAATACAAAGAATATCGCACCACACGTGATGGCTTGCAAACGCTGTGAGGGTAAAGGACGTATTTTTTACACGGACCGGGACGGGGCTTCTTCCTCCTGCAACTGTCCCGTCTGCCTGGGCAGCGGACGTGTGAAGGTCCAAAGCAAGGTGATTACCCGTATCGAACCGTTTGTTCCCGGTAAGGATGATACCGAACTGCTGACCATGTGATTTTGTTCACACTCTAAACAGAAAAAAACGCCGCATCCGTTGTGATTGTGGCGTTTTTCTTTTTCCTGATATGCCAAATGCCTAATTTTGCAGTAAATAACTCTTATTTATGGCCAAAGGACGAGACAAGAACCTGATAGAACTTCGTGATGAAGCCCTGTGCCGCCGTTACTATTACTGGACGGAGGTGCAGCGTCTGCGCTTTGACGACGCCCTGAAGGTGTTGTCCCGTCAGGAGTTCTTTATTTCGGAGGAACGCATTATGGCCATTATCCGCCGTAAGTGCCGGGAACTGAAGGACCTTGAGGTGAAGCCCGTCCCGAAGGTTAAGAAACCCCGCCTGACAGCCGTCCAGCTTTCCCTGTTCACGGGGGAATGAACATTTCCCTTACTGCATGGCCGACTCGTCATGCAGCGTGAAGGAATAAGCCGTTTCGTACACCTTTATGTTTCCTGGCAGGGAATAATCCCGGTTCTTGACCCTGACCAGCGGTGTGCAGTCTTCCGTGCACTGGAACCCCTGCAAGGCCTTGTACAGTTCCTTTGCCTTCATCTGCCGTTCCCTTACTTTGTCATAGGTACCTGAAGTGTAGTGCGTGTCGTCGTAGCAGTCCACGGCCAGCCTTACGGTGACAAGCGACATGCTTTTCTGTACCCCGTATCCGAAGTCTTTCCAGTCCGATTCCGTATTCCCTATGAGTACGCAGGGGAAGGTGACCGGGTAATGTTCCTCTTCCGCTCCGGTTTCGAGCTGTCCGTAATCCTCGTCAATGTATGAGAGCTCCGGCATCTTTTGGGCGATGCGTTCCATGATTGCGATGAATATTTCTTCCATGTGTTTATAAGTTTAAAATGTTTCTGATTTCGTTTTCTGTTTTTTCCGTTATCCTGTCGGACAGTTCCCGGCTTTCTCCGATAAACTGGCGTTGCGGTATTTTTATCCGGAGCTTTTTCTTTTTGGTGAGCGCCAGTCTTTTCCATCTTAATGTCTCCGGGTTCTCCTGTGGTTCATTATTTGCGGCAGAACCCTTCTTTTTGCCTTTTCTTTTGTCCGTGGCGGCTTTTTTAGCCTTCCCTGAAGCCTGGTAATACTTTGCCCATGCAAAACGCCGCATTTGGGGCGTGACAGTCGGATGAACTTCTCCTCCCCAGTTGTGGACGGGCGCGTATATGAGGTCATTGGCCACTCTTACCCGGTAGTCCGTCGGCACGTACTTGACGGAGCTGAAGAGGTGGTCCCTCCCGGAGAGCAGCGTCCCGTAGTTCCCGGCCGCATCCGTCCTTCCAGATGAAAGCCTTTTCGCTTTCGGCCACGGGTGCAATCCTCCGTTTACGAAACCTTCCCGGCGGAAGTTGTCCTGGAAATGGTCTTTTGCCATTCGTCCGGCGATAACCGGCATCTTTCGTTTCATTAGACCATCCAGTTCTTTCCGTTTGGCATTTATCAGCCTTGAAAATTCTTTTATGTCCATAAATTATAGAGTTTAAAAAATAATTTTATACTTTTGCAAACAAGGCGTTTTATGTGCCTTTTTGAGTTATGGAAATACCCGAGCAAGTGTCAGAATTAGCAAACATCCACGGTTATAACTCCGTTGTTTTATCAGCCAGTTCCCCTGAAGGAAGCATCTATTCCGTGGGCTGTGTTGACGGGGATGGTTTTGAGTTGCCTGTCGGTCTTCCCGCCTTTATTCTGTTCGACGGCCAGTCCTGCCGTCTGGTGGACGGTGAGGAGGGGCTGGCACTTTCTTCCCGTTTATTTGGTGATAAATAGTCCCATGATTTTGGGATTTACCAATTTGTTGTCTATTCTTATCACTCCCACACAGTTGGCTTTCATGTTCTGTATGTAATTGCTTGCATCATCCTTTCCGGTTTGCGGATCGAAGAACCTTGTCTTTCCTTCAGTCACCTCCGCGCAGAACACGTGTGCGGAGCCGCCTTTCCAGGCACAATATATCTCGTATATTCCGTCCTCTGTGAATTTTTCCCTGAAGTATTCCTTCAGTCGGTTTGCGTTCATTACTTGATATCCCTTTCTGACCTGCCATTTATAGGTATAGTCATAATCCGGCTTTGTTCCGTCCCGGTTCAGGAAACGTTCTTCCCATGTGATACCTTGTTTTGCCATTTCATTGTATGCGCTTTGTCTGATGTTGGGTTTTGCCTCGGTGTCAAACCCTAACCTTCTGAGCATGTGTGTCACGGTGCAAGTCTGGCAATTCACGCGGTATCCTTCCTCTTTTCCGAATTTCGGATTTTCCTTTCCCTTGTTTGCCTGTTCGTATGTCATCGGCTTGCCTTTGGTAACGCCGAGTGCCTTTTCTATCTTGAGATTGTTGCGGGCAATGTCGGTTTTTTCCTCCAGCGTCAGGTTGTCTGGCATTTCGGCTATCATCTCGTTGATGCGCCTGGTCAGTGCGTCCACGGCTTTTCTTGCTCCCGGATGCGCTTCAGTAACGTAGGGGTGTTTGTCTGAAAACAGTTTGCCGTCTTTTCCCGGATTGTTTTCCAGACCGTCATGTGCCTTGTTCTGCCCGTTTTCGTCCGGTACTGCTGTCGGCGCTTCATCCGTTGATGAGAGCGTACACTTGCAGTTCCACCGGTCCCCCGGCCTGTGCTCGTTCCAGAACGGATCATCGACGGGGCGTATGGTTCCCCAGAATATTCTGTGGTCCGCTCCCGGGTGTACGGATGTGGACGGCATCCATTTGAGGTTCGGCAGGATATCCTTCTCCCGCTCGAACTGTCTCCAGTCGGCCGCCTGATGCGCCCGTATGACTGCCGTGTCGTATTCTGTACGCATCCAGTCTACCATTTGGTGGTCCGCTATGGGCATGACGAGTTTCAGCCACTGTTCAAACGGCCTTAATTTGCCGTTTTCGTCCAGCAGCAGCGCTGCCATGTCGTTTTGTGCCCGGTGTACCTTGAAAGCCGCGAACACGGCGTTGTTCATTCGGATTTCCCGGTAGAAGTCATAATCCGGATCATCGGGTTTCCGTGCCCCAAACCCCTTGTCCGTGGCGTTGTTCATTGTTTCCCATGTGGCTTCGAACAGGTTCTCCTCGATTTCCGTCAGGGGGTGGAAGTCTTTGCTGTAGATGTTCTTCAGGGCTTTCTTCAGTACCTCTTCATCGAACGAGAATAAAGTTTCCACCTGTTTGTCCTCCATTCTGTAGAGGTCGTTCATCACCATTCTAAAGCTGCCCCGTCTCTCCCCGGGGCTTTCCCGAAAAAACGTTTCAGCCAGTTGTACGCGTTTTTAAGGGCGTTTTTCTTTTCTTTGGGTGTTCCTTTACCGTGCTTTTCCAGTTCCGGTTCTTCTTTCGGTTCCGGTTCATCCTCTTCCGCCTTTTCAGTCTCTCGGGCCTTCGCCGCCTCGATTTCCGCCGCTTTCTCCTCCTGACGTTTTTTTAGTTCGTTGTAGTTTGCCGGTTTCTCGATCCCGAATTCCCCGTAGAGGTAGTCGTCCCCCACCGGCAGGTTGAAGTTCGTGCGCAGCTGTGTGAGGATGGACATCTTTTTCTCCGGTTCGATAAGCTTCTTTTCCGGATAGCAGAACTCCCCGCCTGTGGTGTCTATTCCGAGCATTGCGAATATGTCGGCCATGTCATAGTTGAGCACGTCGAGGATGTCCTGCCTGTCGGAGAGCGTCACTTTCTCCTCCACGTCCTTGTGTACTGTTCCCAATGCCTGTGTGCCCTTGTCGGATGCTTCGGTGGTGAGCGTGTTTCCGAGGAACAGCTTTGAGATTTCGTTGTTGCAGCGCTCGCAGAGCTTGTCGTAGAGGTCCGCGCTCCCTGTCTTGTTCGCGGCTTCCACGAGCTTGAGCACCGTATCCTCCGCGTGCACGAAAACCGACAGGCTTCCGGTGCTGTCCGCGTCGTTCAGCGCCTTCTGCCGTGCCTCGTCGTCATCCGTGGGATACGTGTACTCCCTGATGGGCGCTCCGAACACTTCCGCGAACTGTGCCCAGTCCGCCACGTCGTTACGTTTGTATATCACCCAGATGGCTGCTTTCACCAGCAGCCCGGGATCGTCGGGTGAACCGATGAACAACAGGTCCGGGTACTCGTCCCAGGACGTCCCGGTGGTGTCCGTCTGGTGTCGCAGTATGAGCCTGCGCACGGGATCGACGTGTTTGCGCGGTATCAGGTCGTAGTTCACCCATTCCCCCTTGCGGTAGAACTGCACGAGTGAGAACCCCCAGAATTTGGCGTCCAGGATGTCCCCTATGAACTTCCGGAACCATGGGGACCTGATCTGCTTGTTCACCTTCTCGTCCGGCTTCCCGTTCCTGCGGAATTCTATGGAAGATGCCAGTGCGGCATTCTTCCGTTTCTCAATGACACTTGTCAGGTGCGTGTCCATGAGTATGTCGCTGAACAGGTCGTACAGCCTGAACCGTCTGGAGTAGTCCACATTCTCGAAAGCCCTTACCGCGAGCATGTAGTCCGCTATGTCTATACCGAACCTTTTGGGCTGTGTCAGTATGATGGTTGCGGGTCCTTTCTGCCCGGGCCTCGGCAGGTTCCCGCTTTGGGTTATCTTTCCGGCCCCTTTCTTTCTATTGCTCATATTACCAATGGTTTACACGTTTACGGTTACTTTTGATAAGGAAATTTGATTTTGCCGCCCTCGTCTCTTCGGACAGCAGGGGCAGGCCGTCCACCGATATCTCCTCGGCCGCCACGGCTTCCAGCCATTTGACGGCCCTTTCGTGGCGTTCCTTCCGCAGCGGTGACAGGTTCCTCGGGTTATGTATGCAGAAGATGTGGTACACGGCTATGTCGATGGCCATCATCAGGACAAGCTGGTTGCGTTTGTCACCGGTTGCCGTGAATATTTTGTCACAGTCGTAACGTCTGGAAAGGTAGCAGCGCATCTCGGCGACGGCGCGGTCCTCGCATATCTCCACGACGGCGTCGTCCTCCCTTGTCAGTGCGTCCAGAATCTCGCGGTGTATGCTCGCGTCGTAGTCTGAAAGTTCTATAAATTTGCTCATAATGATAGGTATTGAAGTTTACACTCTGTACTTGTTTTGTGACCGCGTGCTTTTCCTTGTGACAATGACGGGCTTTTCCGACTGTCTGGCCTTGCGGTCTATAATTCTGTTCCCTCCCTCCACGCAGTCGGGTCCGTCTGCCGGATAGGTCAGTTGCAGGTTGAACAGCTTGAACTGTTCCGCCATCCGTTTCATGTGCGGGTTGTCCTTTTCAGCCTCGTTGAGTATCAGGTTCCCCTCCCGGTTGAGCGGTTCCAGGTTCGCCTCGATACGTGTGGCCTTGTCGGTTTTCTTCTCCTCGTCTCCGGTGATGTACAGTGATATTTTCCTTTCCCTGCGTATCCGCCGCACGATGGGCTGGAATACCTGCTGGAAAAAAGGATCCTGTAACTTGTTGTTCTCCATGTAACAGTACACGGTTGTTTTTCCGCCCACGAACTCCAGCAGCTTGATGTACCACTCTACAAATTCCGCGTTCAGCCCCCTGTCCAGGAACGTTTTTATCAGATAAAGCCTTCCCGCGAGTTTCCCGAGCAGGCACACCGTTTTGGTGGAACTTTTTTTCGTCTTGTTCTCTCCCGGTGCGGGGTCCCCGTATATCACCAGAAACTTGAACCTGGAAAGTGCCGGCACTTTCCCATAGGTGATCTCCGCGAACACGCCGCCGTCCACTACCGGGTTATTGAAGAACTCTTTCTGTGCCGCCGCCGCGCTCACCAGTGAAAGGAAGAGGTCTATATCCTCCTCGGAGTTCTTTTCGGGCCATACGGACAGCCCGTCCTTTCCCCGGATGTTGATGATATCCACGTGCCCGATTCCTTTCGCCTTCAGTTCGGTGGCCTTTTCGATGGCCCTTTTGATGCAGCAGTCCGGCGCGATGATGTTCCCGTTGAACAGGATGCGGTAGTTTCCCGATACGGACATGGTCGGTATCAGTGCCTCCTCGAGCCATTTCCATTTGGTTTTGATTCGTTCCGGATTCCGGCACTCCTCGTCGGTATCTATATCGTCCACCAGGATGAAGTCCGGGCGGAAGTTCTTGTTACGCGTACCGCGCGGTGACTGCCCGGCTCCGATGGCGCGGAAGGAGCACCCGCACATGCAGGTGAATTCCCCGGTTTCCCACGCTCCCGGTTTTTTCTGCTGTCCGTAGTCCTGTATGATCCGCTGGTTCTCTTCGAAGTTCGCCATGAACGGCAGCAGTAGCCTTTCCGCATTGTCTGCCGAGTTGGAGATCAGCAGCACGTTGCGTATTTTTTTTGTCAGTGCCAGTTTGGAGATCTCCATCATGGAGCGTGCGGATTTCGCCAGCTCGCGTGACCAGGCCCTTACCTCGTACCAGCGGCTGTTCCTCATCATCCGCCCGGTGGCTTTCTTGTGGAAGGCGGCGGACTCGCATGTGCAATACATGGCGAAGTAGTATTTGAACCACTCCTCATCGTTCTTCTCCAGCCTTTCCCGCCTCTGTCTGATTTCCGTTTCCGTGTCCGTGGGGTTGATGTCCGAATGTTCTCGCACGGATGCCACCAGCTCGTTCCAGTTGTCCAGCGCGAGCCTGTCCTGTGTCGTGAGTCTTTTTTTTGCCATGTCAGGATAATTTTGATTTGACAAACGCGTCCAGAAGCGGGGTGATCTCCTTCGCCTGCGTGGAATCGTAGGTCCGCACCCATTTGAGCAGGTCGGAGAATACAGAGATGATGTCCGCCAGCCCCACTTCTGTTTCCAGTTTCTTGATGGCGTTCGACAGCTTGGAAATGGTGTCCGCTTCCGCGGCGTTCGGGAACCGTTCCCCTTCCGGTTTTCCCATGATGGCGTTGTTGAGTTCCGCCAGCTGCCGGTACAGGTTCTTCAGCTGCTCCTCCCGTGTGATGGTTATGGAAGCCTTCAGCTGCTCCCAGTTTCCTTTGCCTATCCAGTTGTTCACCGTCACCCGCGAGACCCCCACACGCTCGGCTATTTCCGCCTGCGTGAGCGTCTCTCGGGTGTAGAGCGTTTTCGCCCATGCCTTTTTCTGTTCGTTTGTAAGTTCGGCCATGTTACCTCCTTTTTTACGTGCAAAATTGATAAGGAAAAGGAGCGAAAAAAAATACGCTCCGCATGATGACATTTTAAAGCGTCATGGCAATCTTTTAAAGTTTCCATGATGAAAACGCGGTTTGAAAAAGGCTTTTAATCCCCCTAATTTCGCACCGTAAACTTTGCAGGAAAGGACCTGCCAAAACGATAGTGACATGAGTAGATTTTTCAATATGATACCCGGGACCGATGCCTGCTGCATCCTTCTTTATGGTGACATCGGCGAGTATGGCGATGGTGTGCGCAGCGGTGATATCGCCCGTGAGCTTCTGGAAGCGGAAGCCCTGACCGGGAAGGTGGACGTGCGCATCAACAGCAACGGCGGCGAGGTTTATTCGGGCATCGCCATTTTCAATGCCTTGAAGAACAGCAAGGCCGACATTACCATTTACGTGGACGGAATCGCCGCCAGCATGGCCTCCGTTATCGCCCTTTGCGGCAAGCCCGTGCAGATGAGCCGTTACGCCCGTCTGATGCTTCACAGTGTTCAGGGCGGCTGTTACGGCAACAAGGATGAGATGAAGAACTGCATCCGTGAGATCGAGGCGCTTGAGGATACCCTTTGCGAGATGTATGCCATCCGTATGGGTAAGGCCAAGGATGAAATCCGCGCGATGTATTTTGACGGCAGGGATCACTGGCTTCGTGCCGATGAAGCGCTGGCGCTTGGGCTTATTGACGGTATTTATGACGCTGACCCGGTGCCTGAGGACAGTACTCCCGAACAGGTATTCCAAATATTCAATAACCGGCTGCAACAGCCACAAAACGAGAATGACATGAATTTAGACGAACTCAAGAAACGTCCTCGCTTCACGAATTGTGCGACGGACGATGATTTCCTCCGTGAAATCGGGCTTCTGGAGACGGAAGCCGGCAAAGTGCCCTCCCTGAATGCGGAAGTCGACCGCCTTAAGGGTGAGCTGAAGGTGTTCCAGGACAAAGCGGAGGCGGATGATGCCGCCGCGCGCAAGCAGCTGCTGGACGCCGCCGAGAAGGACGGGCGTATTGATGCCTCCACCCGCCCGATTTATGAGAACCTGCTGGCGAAGGACCGTGAAAACGGTGAAAAGGCCCTGGAGAAGCTCTCTCCCAAACGCAGGGTCATGACTGATGTGCGCACGGAACCGGACAATGAGGGCCCGTGGAACAAGCGCATGCGTGAAATTCAGGAAAAGTTGAACCGTAAATAATAGAACCGGACTATGGCAATAGTAGTAAGAAACACCAATTACAACGGCGAGGTGCTGGAAAAGATCCTGACCCTTGCCACCACCGGAAATGACCTTGTCGAAAAAGGACTGATCATGGTTATTCCCGGAGTGGAGAAGAAAATCAGTCTGCCGCGTATCAAGACCGGCAGGATGTTGCAGAAACGTAAGGAGAACCCTACACTGGAGGACTCGAAAGGTAATTTCAACTATTCGGAGAAATCCCTTGACCCCGAGGACTTCATGGCGTTCACCACCTTCAACCCGCGCGCGTTCGAACATATTTGGCGCAAGTGGCAACCGAAGGGCAACCTCGTGTTCTCCGAGCTTCCGCCTGAAGCTCAGAACACTCTGCTTGACGAACTCAGCAAAAGTGTGAAGTTCGAGCTCGGATGGCATTATATCAACGGTGAGTTCGGCGATGATGACGACCACCTTTTTAACGGCATCCTGACACAGGCTGCCAGAGATACGGAAGTTGTTGTTGTGTCCGCACCTTCCGACACGTCCAGCATGCTTGCCAAACTGAAGGCGGTACGTGCAGCTGTCCCCAAAGCGTTGCGTGAGAATCCGAACCTGCGTATCCTGATGAGCATCGATGACTTCGACAAGTATGACAACGAACTGACCGAACGCGAACACAAGAATGCGAGCGAGACCGACCTGAACAAGAAGCGTTACAAAGGCATCACCATCGAGACGCTGAACTCCTGGCCCGATGACCTGATTGTGGCCACCATCTGTTCCCCGTCGGCTGACGGCAACCTGTTCGCCGGTGTGAACCTCCAGGATGACGAGGAGGTAATTCAGATCGACAAGTGGATGAACTCCAGCGAGCTTTATTTTTTCAAGCTCCTGATGAAGGCGGATACGAATATCGCATTCGGCGAGGAGTTCGTGGTTCTGGATACCCGCAAGTCCCCGGTATTCAAGCCTGCGGAGAAGACATTGTCCGCCGATCCGACGGAGGTGATTATCAAGCCGGAAGGCGGCAGCCAGGATGTTGCCGTGACCGCCTCCGGCGAGTACAGCGTGAGCGCATCCCCTGCGGGCTTTACCGTGTCCCCGACGGATAACGGTATCCGTATCTCCGCCGCAGCCAATACGACGGGAAAGGACAAGAGCGGGGCTGTCACCCTGACGCTGGACTCCGACAAGGCCAGGACCGTGAAGATAACCGTCAGTCAGGCAAAACAGGAGGCGTAGGCATGGCAAAGTTGAAGTATCTGGTAATTCACTGTACGGCTACCCCGGAGGGGCGTGAGGTGTCATCGGCGGACATCCGCAAATGGCATACTTCTCCGGTGTGCCGGGGAGGAAGAGGCTGGAAGCAGGTGGGCTATACCGACCTGTTCCACCTGAACGGGGGTGTGGAACGTCTTGTAGACAACAACGAGGACGCCGAGGTGGACCCTTGGGAAGTGACCAACGGAGCCAAAGGTTACAACAGTTTGAGCCGTCATATCGTATATGCCGGGGGAGTGTCCGGGGACGGGAAGACCCCGAAAGACACCCGCACGGCTTGCCAGAAGAAGGCGCTGGAGAAGTATGTGAAGGATTTCCACCGCCGTTTCCCGGATGTTCGCATTGTGGGTCATAACGAACTGGCGGCGAAAGCCTGCCCCAGCTTCGATGTACAGAAATGGCTGAAAGAAATAGGTATTAACCAATAAATCAAAAGACAGATGAAACGATTTCTATTATTTTTTGCACTGATGCTCGGATTCGTATCCGTGGCTTTTGCCCAGGATGGTGTGACCCCTGAGGCTGACTATGACGCGATGATTGCGACTTTTGCCGGTTTCGCCGGCGGCGTTGTCCTCCTTGTGGAGGGCATCAAGAAACTTTTCCCAAAAATGTCAGGCATCTGGACGCAGCTTGTGAGCTGGCTTACCGGCATTGCCGCCGCGATGCTGCTTTGGTGGCTTGACGCGGGCTTTGTGGCGGATGTGGAGTGGTATATCGCCCTTCTTTACGGTCTGGGTTCCTCCCTTGTGGCCAACGGCATTGCCGATACGGGTTTCATACAGTGGCTGATCGGCCTGTTCGCCAGAAAGGCGTCAGGCAAATAGCCGGTTGTCCGGCCTGGATGCGCTATGGATTTCAACGAGCTGCTGAACCTTGTCCTGGGCGGCGGTCTTGCCACCGCCCTGACGGCCCTGATAACCATCAGGCCTACTGTCAGGAAGGCGAACGCCACGGCCGAGACCGTGCGTATCGACAACGTGGACAAGGCCACGCGCATCCTGATAGAGAATATTGTCGAACCGTTAAAAGAAGAACTGAATGCAACAAGAAAGGACCTGCAGGCGAACAAACGCGAGATGGCACGGCTCAGGAAGGCTATTGACACGGCCAACAGTTGCCGCCATCATGACGATTGCCCTGTGCTTGGCGGGCTGCGCAAGCAGCAGGAAGAGCACGATGGCGGAGAAGATACAGACGGAAGCGGCAAGCGCCGACAGCGCGGGCGGAAGTCGGCGGGCGGGACTGGTGATGGCGGGGATACCGGCGAGTGCGGTGAAGCTGACGATACCGCCGGACAGCCTCCGTAAACTTCCTGAAGGTGCCGTGTACCGTGGTAAGAGCGGGCAGGCGAATCTGACCGTAGGCAGTGACGGCAGCGGGAACATCGTGGCCGAAGCCTCGTGTGACAGTCTGCAGCAGCTGGTGCTATGGTATGAAGAAGAGCTGGCGCGCATCCGCAGCGAGACCAGGAACGGAACTTTAAATGACGTTCAAACGGAAGAAAAACGCCCTCCGAACCCGGTACGGGTGTTTATCATAGGTGTATTGGCCGGCTTGTTTGCCGGGGTATTATTAACTATCAAACTGAAGAAATGATGAACAAGAATTTCATGTACGGCATCGGTGCCGTGAAATACAAGGACTTTGTGGTGGGCTATATCGAACCCGGTTCGTTTGATATGGGCGGGGTTAAACCTGAATCGACCAAGATAAACGCGGAACAGGTGCCGGGAACTCCTGTGCTGATTATTCCGCAGAGCAACGGCGGTATCGCCCCCACGTTCAATGTCATCCAGTTGAACTACGAGAATCTTCATAAACTGCTTGGGGGCTCCCTTCATTACAAGAAGGAGGATACGGAAAAGAAAACTCCTGTGGGCTGGACCGCTCCTACATCAGCCGTGCTGATGGACGGTCCGTGGGAACTCAGCCTGGTTTCCGGACAGAGTGTACTGATACCGAACGGTACGTTGCTTTCCAACCTGGGCGGCAAGCTGACGCTTACGGAAACGGCCAAGATAGAATGCACGCTTGAGGTGGCTATGCCGGCGGACGGTTCGCAGCCTTACGGTGTGTTCGATACGGAAGCAATACCGGATGAGTGGAAACAGTACAAGCTTCCGGCAGCGGAAGCAGCCGCGTCTGTACAGGCCAAAAGCAGAAAGGATTAAGGTATGGCCGACCGATTGGAACAACTGATAGAAATGGAATGTGCGGACGCGCTGCTTGACAGCGGCGTGTCCGTTCCTCTTAAAAAGTGGAAGCTGCCTTGGCTGAAACGCTCCGTGGAGATGCGTGTGACGATGAAGCGGCCGCGATTACGGGGGCAGATATTGCTGGCCAGGGAATACCTGAAGATGGGTGTCAAGCCCGACTGGCAGCCGAAGGACAAGGCGGAGGAACTGGCCTTTGTGGCGGAGCATGGTCAGGCAGTGAGCCGGCTGCTGGCCTATACGGTATGCCGGGGCTACGTGTCGCGGCATGCGGGTATCGGTCTGACGGCCTGGGTACTGCGGAACTTCGTAGAGTGGCGCTATCTGACGGCCATATTCCGGACATTTGAGCGGATGATGGGTACGAAGGATTTTATGCGTATTATCAGCTCGGCAGCGCGGGTGAACCCGATGAAGCCGAGACTGAGCCGGGCAAGGAAGGGGAGTTAAGAACCCGTTATGAGGGTTCCCATAGCCCTTTCGGCTTCGTGTGGCAGATAGCGACCGCGACCGGTTGGAGTGTGGACTACATCCTGGACGGTGTGAACTACCAGACGCTGATTATGATGCTGGGCGACGCGCCCCGGTATGTGCGGCAAAAGCAAGGCAGCGGAAACCATGATTCCAGGCCGGAGTCCAGCGCGGAAGATGAAGCGAATGATATTGTAGGATTTTTTCAAAGCAGACTGGAATGAGCAAACCTGTAGAAATTGAATTTTTAATGAAGGACAAACTCACGCCCGGCATGGACAAGGCCGAGCGTGAGGCGCTGGAACTGCGTAATACCGTCAGACTGCTGGAGGCTGAACTGGAAAGGCTGCGCCTTGCCGGTGAGACAGCCGCCCCCAACCTGGACCAGCGTGCGAACATCGCACAGATTAACGCGCTGGAAAAGACGCTTGAGGAGTTGCGTTCCAGGCTGAAGCAGCTGCAGGAGGAATCGGAATCCGTACAGGTTACGCCTGCGGATGTGCCCGACGCCCGACGCCAGCTGGGCGGCCTGCACAACAGCATCCAGCAGATAGCCCGTGAAATGCCCTCGCTGGCCATGGGACCTCAGATGTTCTTTATGGCCATCAGCAACAACCTGCCGGTTTTTACAGACGAGCTGGCCCGTGCCCGGAAGGAATACGACGAGCTGCAGAAGTCCGGCAAAAAAGGGATACCGGTATGGAAGCAGGTGCTTTCCTCCCTCTTTTCATGGCAGACAGCGTTCACCACCGGCATCATGCTGCTGGTGATGTACGGTGACGAGTTCGTGGCGTGGACAAAAGACTTGTTCAGTGCCAGGAAAGGTGTGGACGAATTCAACATTTCGCTGAAGGAAATGACCGAGATAGAAAAGGACGGCCGCGCCCAGATGGTGCGTACCCGTTTCGAGCTCAAATCGGTCATCGACGAAATAAAGAATTTCACCGGCAGCAAGGAACAGGAAAAGGCCAAGGTGGAGGAACTGAACCGCAAGTACGGGGAAAGTTTCGGTTATTATCAGACCTTATCCGGGTGGTATGACACCCTTATCCAAAAAAGCGAGGACTATGTGCAGGTGCTGCTTCATCAGGCCAATGTCCAGAACCTTGTCAACAAAGCTGCAGAAGCAGATGAAGAGGTGAATAAAATCAAAGCCCAGAATCCGGACGAAGTGGAAGGCGCACATGGCGGATTTTTCCGCTTTATGGCCAAAATGGGAGCCCATCATGTCGGGCTTACCCCACAAGAAATGGATGCGGAAGTGGACAAGGAGAATGAGACCAACAAGGCAGCGAAAATCAAGGAGGCAGAGGCGAGACGCGAAGCTTACCTGACAAAGGCCAAGGAAGAGGCAAAGAAAGCCGCAGAAGCAGCCGGGAAAGGGAATATCGGCGGACATACCGACCCCGAACAGTCCGGTAAGAATGCGGAAGCGGAAGCCAAACAGCGGCTTGCCACCGAGCGCAGGCTGGCGCAGGAACTTGCGGCACTTCAGGCCGAGAACCGGAAAGAGGAAATAGACCGCATGCAGGCCGGCACCGAAAAGAAACTGGCACAAATCGAATATGACTATAACGCCCGGAAAGAAGAGATAAACCGGCAGGAAGCCGCCTGGAAGCGTGAGAACAAGGAAGCCGGCATATCCACCGGCGGAAACGGATTGACCCCGGAACAGACGGATGCCCTTGTTGCAGCCCGCGATTCGAACGACAAGAACCGGAGTACTGCCATTACGGCCACCTTCGAGGAAGAAAAGGAAAAAGAAGGCCAGGCCATGCGTGACTACCTGTCGGAATATGGCAACTACGAGGAAAAGAAACTGGCTATTACTGAGGAGTATGAAAAGCGTATTGCTGCAGCCACCACAGAAGGCGAACGGAAAACACTCCAGGAAGAATTGAAGAAAAAGATGGCCGATCTCGATATGGAGGAACTGAAGGAAGGGCTGGACTGGGAAGCCGTGTTCGGTGATCTCGACAAGGTGTCCACCGAAAGTCTCCAGTCCCTTAGAATCCGGCTGAAGGAATATATTGATACGCAAAAGGAACTGCAGCCGGACAGCCTGAAAGACCTGGTCCGTGCAATAGATTCGATCGACAAAAAACTGAACGAACGCAATCCTTTTACAGCGTTGAGGACATCCATGTCACAGGTGAAATCTGCGACTATATCCGTCAAGGAAGCGCAGGATGCCTACAACAAGGCGGTGAAAGAAGGGACTGAGGACGAGCAGAAAAATGCCAAGGCGGCCCTGGATGCCGCCCGGAACACGAAACAGAAAGCGTTGGCCGAAGCCACGGATGCTCTGCACGGCAGCGTGGGACAGGTGAAGGAATACGTGGGAGTCGCCGAGGATTTGCTGGGACTGGCGGGACAGTTCGGCATTGATCCCCCGGAATGGATGGGCGAATACCTGGAGGGTCTGGGGCAGACGCTGGACGGATTGGAAAGCATAGACCTGACAAAACCGATGAGCATCATTACCGGCGGTATCAAGGCGGTAAGCGGAGCGGTGAAGCAGGTGTTCAGCCTGGGCGGCATCATCGACTGGAACGGCAGCAACGCGAAGGAAGTACAGGCCACCATGGAGCGGCTGACCGACCGGAATGAGATGCTGCAGACCTCTATTGAGGATTTGACCGACTCAATCAGGCGGGGCCAGGGCGCGAAGAGTGTGGCGGCCTACCGTGATGCATACAGGATGCAGCAGGAGACAAACTCGAACTACCTGCAGATGGCTATGGCGCAGGCCGGTTACCACGGCAGCCACCATTCCTGGAACTACTACTGGGGCGGATTCAGCCAGGCGCAGATTGACAAACTGAGCGGGCAGATAGGCCGCCAGTGGGACGGGAACCTGTGGAGCCTGAGCCCGGAGGAGATGAAGGCGCTGCGCAGCAACATGGACATGTGGACTCAAATCCAGAACACCGGCAAGGGCGGCTACGGCGGGCGACTGACCGAGAAGCTGGATGACTATATAGACCAGGCCGGCAAGCTGGAGGAGCTGACCGATAATCTTTATGAGGGTCTGACCGGAATGTCATTCGATTCCATGTATGACAGTTTTGTAAGCAGTCTGATGGATATGGAGAAGAGTGCTGAGGATTTCGCTGATGACATATCCAAATATTTCATGCAGGCGATGCTGTCAAACGCCATCGGTGAACAGTTCAGTGACAAGCTGAGGGCATGGTATGACAGATTCGGTAATTCCATGGAAAATGATGGTAAATTAGACCCTGATGAAATGGACAAATTGCTGAATGGCGACGGAGATTTTATGGGTTGGAACGAAATGGTGGAAGAGGCCATGAAGCTCCGTGACGAACTTGCCGCCGCCACGGGCTACGACAAGGTGCAGGAGGAAGGCACGGTGCAGACGGGCAAGCCCGGCGCTTTCACCGCCATGACGCAGGAGCAGGGCACGAAGCTGGAGGGTATGTTCACCGGCGGTCTCCGGCATTGGGCAAGCATGGACAGCGGCATCGAGAACGTCGCGGAGAAGATGAGCGCGGCCGAAGGGTACCTGGCTAAAATAGAGGAGCACACCAGGCTGGGTACCGCCTGCCTGGGCGAGATAAAGGAAGATATACGTACGATAAAACGTGACGGTATAAAATTTAATTGATATGACAGATATACTGAGCGGTCTGGTGCTGGTAAACGGCACGGACATCTGGACGGAATACGGCGTGTTCCTGGTGGAGGATCGGCGCGATGACATGGATAACCTCTCGGAGATTCTGACCCCGAGCAAGACGAAGAAGGAGACGGCCGTGGACATACGGGAGGAGGATGGGGAGAAATACAGCGCGGTGCTGACCCCGAGGAACGAGGCGCGGGACGTGACGCTGCGCTTTGCCCTGTATAACAAGACGAAAGCGGGATGGCTGAAAAAATACTTCGCGTTCATCAATTTTCTGAAGAAAGGGAAGGACGGGTGGCTTGACATCGCGTTTCCCCAGCTTGATCTGACACTGCGTGTGAGATATACGGACAGTCCGAAGTTCACCCCGCTGACCTATCTGTGGAGGGAAGGAGTGCATGCGGGCAAGTTCAAGGTGAAGTTCCGTGAACCCGTACCGGTCATCTGACGGATTAAAAAGACATTCAAACGGCATTTAAACGATAACCGAACATGATTACGATATACGACAGGAAAGGAAACAGGCGGGCGGACATCGCCGCTGACGACAGCTCGACCCAGCGGAAGGAGGTGCAGGGCGACAACGTGCTGGCCCTCTCCTTCACGCACCATGCCCATATAGCCGTCGATGTGAACGACTACACGGACTTCATGGGCGAGCGTTACTGGCTGACGGAACGCTACACGCCGAAGCAGGTGAGTGAAGGCGAATGGCGCTACGATCTGAAACTGTACGGCATCGAGAGCCTCGTCAGGCGTTTCCTTGTACTGGAGACGACGGACGGCGATGCCGAACCGGTGTTCACGTTGACAGCCACGCCGCGGGAGCATGTGGCGCTGGTGGTCAGTGCCGTCAATGCCGGCATGGGGGATGTCACCGACTGGAAGGTCGGGCAGGTTGACGGCACGGAACTCATCGTCATAGATTACGAGGGAATGTACTGCAACGAGGCACTGAAGGCGATTGCCGAAAAAGTGGGCGGCAAGGCCGAATGGTGGGTCGAGGGACAGACGGTGAACGTCTGCCGCTGCGAGCACGGGGAAAGCATCACGCTGGGTTACGGCGGTGGGCTGGTTTCCCTGGAACGCGTCACGGGCAGCACGGCCGGGTTCTACACCCGCCTGTTCCCGATAGGCTCCTCGCGCAACATCGACCCGGAAAAGTACGGCAGCAGCCGCCTGATGCTTCCGGGCGGGAAGAAGTTTGTCGAGGTGGGCGTTGACGAGTACGGCATATTCGACCGCTACGAACGCGATGCCTTCAGCGGTATCTATCCCAGGCGTGTGGGTACGGTAAGCGGCGTGCGCAGCAAGGAGGTGAAGGACAAGGACGGTGAACCCTACACGGTATATTATTTCAGTGACGCTTCCCTGGATTTCGACCCGAACAGTTATGAACTTCCCGGAGCGGTCAAGCGCGTATCGTTCCAGGACGGTGAGCTTGCAGGGCTCGGCAAGGATGACGGACACTATTTTGATGTCAATTTCGACAGCGACACCCGTGAGTTCGAGATTGTGACCATCTGGCCTTATGATGACGGCATGCAGCTTCCGGGCGACACGCTTGTCCCGAAGGTGGGCGACCGTTATATAATCTGGAATATCCGCATGCCCGACGAGTATTACCCGTCGGCCGAAAAGGAGTTCAGCGATGCCGTAGACAAGTACAACCGGGAACACTGGCAGGACATCGGCGTCTACAAGGCCCCGACTGACCATGTATGGGTTGAGGAGCACGGTGCGGACCTGTTCATCGGACGGCGTGTAAGGCTGGAGAGCCGGAAGTATTTTCCGGATACCGGCTACCGTGACAGCCGTATCACGAAGATTACCCGGAATGTGAACCTGCCCTCGAAGATGGACCTGGAGATAAGCGACGCCCTGAGTTCCGGAACGCTCGAACAGATACGGGACGGCATAACCGGGGTGCAGAACTATATCCGTGATGTCGCATCGTCCCTTCCCGATATAATCAGGACCGGCGACCGTACCCTTCCGACGGACAACAACCTGTATTCTGCACGCCGCTGTCTGTATGACTTCTTTTCCCGGTTATATCCGGACACGGCATACGGTACGAAAACCTTCATGGACCCGGTAAGGTTCGGCGAGTTCGTAGACAGTATGATTGCCGGCAAGGGTGCAGGGATATTTCCTGATGGCCGGGCACAGGTAGAACGGTTGGAAGTCCGCGGTTCACTGTCAGTGCTTGACCTTATTATCAATCAGATTCAAGGAATGGAATCTGACTACTCCTTTACCGAGATTGGCAAGATAGAATCCGTGGAGGATTTGGGAGAAAATACCTACCGTCTGAAAATAGAGAAACGCACGGATTTCGACTTCATGAAGTTCCAGGAGAATGATGTCTGCTTTTCCATCATTAATACACTGCTTACGGGCGGTTCCGAGTATCATACAAGCTGGATGCGTATTCTTACTACCAATGCGCAGGATAATAGCATAACGGTCGTGCTCTATCCGGACAGCGAAGTGCCGGGCGGCACGAACTATCCGCCGTTGGCCGGTTACAACGTAACCCGCAGGGGTAACAGTACGCTTCCTGAGACAGGCGGCTTTAACGGGCGGGCGCAGTCGTGGATGATTTCTTCACGAGAAGGTCGGATTATGTTCCTGGCCAATGTCTATAAGCCGATATTGGAGGACTACAACTATGCGCTGACTATCGGAAAACTCCCTAACATCAAGGCACTCGAAAAACTGCCGGTGACAACCGAAGATGTTGGCATCGTTGCACAGACGGTCATTGCCGAGAAATTCTATCAGTTCGATTATAACGGTGATGTCATTCCCAGCAAGGTAGACCGGGGTATCTGGTCGCTGGAAACGGCCCAGAGCGGCGCTCCTTACCGGTTTGTACAGCACGAACTGGCAAAGCCTTCCGGCAGCGAATATACCCTGCTGGAACAGCATACGGTCTACCACCTTGGCTGCAAGTGGGGCTGTCTGTCAGATAAGACAACCGACGAACCGAAATGGAACTCCCCGTCGTGGGGACTCCTTGAGGGCGACAGCAGGTATTCGCTCCAGCTCTCCCTTTCAGGTGGGGAGGCATTCGTCATAGGCGGTGTGGATACGGTAATGTCCGGACGTATATATTTCGGAACTACGGATATAACGGATGATGTGATGGCGGACGGTGCCACCGAAGTGGAATGGTTCCGTGACAGCGGAAATGTACCGGCAGATAACCTCTGGACGCCTGAGTACGTGGATGGCAACAGGCTTGCCATCCATATCGACAACGGGAACCAGCACGGGGTCGGTTCAGACTTCGGCTTTGTAAGCAGGTCCGTTGCCTTCATTTGCCGGGTATACATTCCGGTTGAAGGGGAAATGCAGCAGATAGAACAGAGATTTGGTTTTGACATATTATAACTATGGGAATAAAGAGTAACAAACAGCAGGGGCGTATTTATGTGAGTCCCCTTTCCATCCATGGAGAGATAATTGTACTGTCGGGCAGTCCCGTGCAGACCTATGATAAGCAGTTGCGGGAATACAGCCCCGACCGGACCCTGACACCGCTGGTCATCGTGCCGAAGGTATCGGCATTCGACGAGAAGACGGTATTCGGTGAAATGGAACTCACGGGGGTGGAGTGGTTCGAAGGCGCACCCCGTGACAAGTCGGCCAACCGTATAGTAAACAACGAATACTATACAATCTCTGATGGTAGCGGTGACATACCGAAATATGCACTGATAATCCGTAAGAATACATCTCCTGAAGCTCCGGTGGAGTATTTCGGCATCGCGATATTCACGGACCCTCGTACGAACCGCGAGGTCCGCTGTGAACGGAGCGTGAAGTCCTATGCGCACCTTTATGACAACAAGGCGTATTCGTTGCGCCTGAAGGGTGATTCCGTGATGGTGACCGACCCGCTTCGCCTGGCCGACCGTTCCGGCTATTGGGACAGGGAGATAGAACCGCAGCTCTATACAGGCACTGAACCGGTGGATGATGAACACGCCGCATATTTCTGGGACATTCTTGAAAACGGAGCATACCGCCCGGTTACACCGGATGACCCCGGTATTGTCTGCCATGATGTGAACGGTGTATATACAAGAAAGCTGATGTATCAGGCGAAATATGTCACCGGTGCAAGCTTCCGTGTTCGTGCGTGTGAGTATGCGGGTAGCAGACCGCAGGCACCTACGGACGGGCGGCTGGAAAAGGTTATTGAGGTAAAAACGGAGATGGCCGTTTCCTTAAATTGCGAAATTATCCAGACAAAAGGTTTTACCCTTTCCGATGATATGAAGCAGCCGAGCGCCTATGAGGTACGCATCTTCGACAACCGCCGCGAGTACGGTACAGAGTACGATGACCTTTTCCGCATCACATGGAAAGGCCAGAGTGCGAAGCCGGGCGAGCCGGAGAAGGTGCTGGCAACCGGCGGGCGGACACTGGAGTTCATTCCCTCGGACAAGGGTTTTCCGGCAGGACATATCTTCCAGGTGTGGGCGGAAGTGGGGCTTCTCATCGGTGAGTCCCTGATGGGCGATGAGGAAGGTGCTGTTATCTCCTCACAGATTGACGGACAGACGGTATTCATTGCCACGGGTCCGGTATATGAATAGTAATAACTTTAAACTTTAATCAATATGTACGTAATTGTAGAAAAGGCAAAGCTCGAAGGCAAATTCTTTGGGATAATGAATACCCTTCCGGATGGCAGGGTGTACATTCCTATCAGTGAGATGCGGAATGTGGGTACTCTTCTTGACATCGACATCATCGGTTCTGCACGTGAGTTGAAAGAGTTGATTGATAAACAGCAGGAAGCGATGCAGGGTTCAGAGGACATCGACCCCGGTTTTAGTGTGACACCCGAAGAGGAAGAGGAAATAGACCCCGGTTTCAGCGTGACCGATCCGGAACAGCCGGCCGGGGCAAAGACTGACGGAAAAAGGAAAGGAGGCCAGCGATGAACCAGAATCAAGTGACCGCTTCACTGGCTATCGTGGCGGTGAGCAACGGAACAACCGTCAACGGGTATGTACGCGTGGACAACGGTCCGCTTATCCAGGCATGGACAAAGGGTAGCGACAAGTATACGCCGGATTTTGAAGCACTCGCAGAAGACAAACGCCCTATTGTCATTGTCGTGTTACGTGACGTGAGCAGCGGGCGTATCCTCATCCCTTCCAAACTTGTATTCAAGTACAACGGTACCGAACTTGCATTCGGGGAGGACGGGCTGTGCAATACGGAACAGTTTGTCGGCATGTTCAAGCGCGTAACCGGATACAATGTAAGTGTGGACTCGCAGTCCTATCCCATGACGGGACTTCGCGTCATGAAGAACCTCGTGCCCATCTCCGGATATGACAATGACCGCATAACCGTTTCCGGGGAAGTTGAAATCGGCGGGCATACGGTCGCATTCAACGAACTTGCGACGGATGTTGTCATCCAGGAATCATCCGGTAAACAGTATGAGTTATTCATTACTTCTGACAAGGGTACGCAGATAATCAATCCGTCCGAAGTGCTGACTTTGAAGGCATCGCTGTACAGCGGCGGAGACCTTATCAACGATTTGGGGAACATTACGTTGCAATGGAAGAAGCAGCTGCCGTCGGGAGAGGCCAACCTTGGTACACAGGGAACCCAGAACATTGCCGCGAATGATATTGACGGTTCGCTGGTGGTAAGTTGTGAGGCTGTGCAGAATGCGAAGGTCATAGCAAAGGGCTTCATTACCGTGTTCGACCTTAGCGACCCTATACTGGCGGCATTCAAGGTCAAGGGGCTTGCTTCTGACGGGCAGATATATCCTGGAGAGACGGGAACTCTTATTCCGTATGCCTATAAACGCCAGTCCGGAGAGGAAGTGGCGGTGGCAAGCTGGGACTTCGCCACATTCGATGGCGAGAACAATCCGTTCACGCTGTCGGGAAAGGACAGCAACAAGTTCCAGGGCAAGGACATCGCACTGACCTATACGGATGCGGCGCGGGCCAAGACATTCAGAGTAATCGCCACGAATACAAATCCTATTGAGCTATGATGGTAACGGCGGTTTTGAGTATCGTGGCTGTCAGCGAGCCTGACCCGGTGAAATACGTTGACATCGAGTGCCAGCCGGCTGCCATCTCTGTGGACTGCAACAACGTGCAGATGGTGCCGTTGAAGCTGAAAGCCCTGCACCGCAGCGGGGCTGATGCGGCCCTGCTGGATGTATTCTGGCGGCTGCATATCCAGTCGGCCGGCAAGGACCTCGGTACGGCGGATTCCCCTGGTGCATCGTCCGAATGGGAATACTACCTTCCATCTGACAAATGGGGTAATGCGGATTCTATTATCGTGGAAGCATACCGTGATAGTGCCCGCGAGACCCTTCTTGCTCAGAAGAGGGCCAGCATTGTTCGGCAGAACCCGTCCCCCTTCCCGGTCGATGGTGACTGGAAACCGCTGCCGTTCAAGTATAAGAACGGGGAATATTTCCTGGATAAGGATAAGGGGTTTGTATTCATGTGGATGAATCCGGTGGCAGGAAACAGCGAGATGCACCCGTTCGATGATGTGGCCCAGAACCCGGACACTACTTCCTGGAAATCCATCCAGGAATACCCGCTATTGGGTACGCAGCTTTTGCTTGCCAGGAAGATAGATGCAGACCTCATCGACGTGGATAACCTGAAGGTGAAGCACCTGGAAGGTGCGGACGGGGATTTTACCGGAAAAATCAATGCAAAAGAAGGTTCTGTCGGGGATTTTGATATTTCCTCAGATTTGCATGCCCGAAGAGGCAATGATGACATGCTGCTTTCAGCCTCACTGATACGTTTCAGGAACCAATACGTGTCCACATTCATCGGGGCCGACACTATCCCGGCATCATCCGGCGGAGTACTTATATCTCCGATAAGAATTGAGGTGAGCCGCAGCACGGCGTCCTACTCAGCCGGTATAAACACATGCCTTCATTCGACGGTATATGGCGCTAAAAGTTATGATGATTTTGTAGAGACGGGGAATCATGTGCTGTTTGCACCTAAAGGCGATATTTGCGGTTTCCGGTTAAGGACGAGAAGAGTTGACAGTAATATAACCTTGTCCCTTATGGACAGTATCATTATGGCTGTATCCAAAGGTATTACAATGAATCTTCCGAGCGACGCCGAGGACGGGCAAATCTATTTTATAAGAAACCATTCAAACGGTGACGTCTATGTGTATGGCCGGATAAGCCCGCTGGGGTATCCTACATCTGGAACGACAAAAGTTCATATAACAGGGGGATGGCTGGCTATTTTCATATATGACAAATTTAATAATATATGGACGGGTAATAGGTTCTCGTCCGGTTGGTAAATCAAAATGAGGTTGGATATGCTTTTAAAACTCAACGACAAGCTGCTGCATTTTCTTGCATGCCTTGCCATCACCCTGACAGCGGGTGAACTCTGTGCCGTTACGGCAGGTGTAACTAAAGAAGCCGCTGACTGGATGTATAAGAAGAACTGCAAGGTCGGTTCGGGCTGGGACTGGCTGGACATACTTGCGGATGCTGCCGGCATAGCGGTCGGCAGCGTATTAAGGAGATTGGTATTCGATTATTAATGTAATAAAAAGGATTATGTTAGACACATTATTGGTTGCGCTGGTTATCTCGGTAGATACCGCGCAGGTAAAGGAATTTCCGCAGAAGGCGGAAGTCGAGTTCAAGAAAAATGATTTAAAAGAGAACATCATTAAGTCAGCCTTGAATTTCCATAATAGCGGAAAGAAGGACGACAAGACCTGGAACTGGAAGATTCAGGATGTGGTGTTCAAAAAGGATTAAAACAATGTTCAATTTAAATTCAAACAATCATCATGGGAGCAATTAAAACTATGAAGGAAGTCGAAAGCGCACTTCCCCAGAAAAAAGAGATAAATTATGTACGTGCTTTGGACAAAGAAGGCAACCCGATTTTAATTAGTAAAGATGACCTCGCACAAGTCGTGGGAGAACTGATTGGT